ATGCAGAGGAGCCGGGAGGTTGGTGAGGATCTTGTCTCCTTCCCGGGACCACAGCGCACATGAGCCGGTGCGGTAATCTGTCAAATCCGCATGGGAGACGAGATCGCCCCCCTCGATGAGCTTCAGGAAGTCGCCAGGGACTTGGAACTGCCGCGCATAGTCCGAATCTGGGACTGCGGATAGAGCCGCAAGCGAGGCCCGTTGGATGGAAAAGCGCCAGCGCCTGCGGGCCAATTCAGCATCACGAATGGGAGCATAGTTCGCATTCAGGGTGCGCCCCCGGTTGTTGTCGTCGCTGAGCGCAATGATGAGATCCGAACCGAGGAGCGTGAGCGCCCGGTTGGCGATGGAGACTTCGGTAGTCATCGCCTAAGCCTTTGATAGGCCAGCGACGGAATCAATGCTGGGCGCGGCTCCCTGCCGCTGCTATGCGCCTATAGATAGGCGATCAGTAACCTGCGCACTGGAATTGCAATACATCGCCGGCGGCCCATGCCGCCGCCGCGCCTGAAGTATTGAAGTTGCCCACCGTGACAGAGGTTGTCGTGGAGGCTGTCACTTTAGTCATGAATACCGTCGATGACGTTGTCGTCTTGTCATTGACGCTGCACGCCCACGCGGTGGTAGTTGCTGGCATCGTCAGCACGCCTGAGGTGGCTACACCGCCCGTCCCCACATTGACAGTGAACACGGCTGTGCTAGATGCAGTGCCCATCGTGGGACTGGTGCCGAAACCGCTGGAAATCGTGGGAGCGGTCGAGGAACCGAGCATATTGCCGGCCACATAAAGGCCGGCGGCAACGTTCAGCGTTCCTGCGCCTTTATCACCACCCGTAGGTGCCGCGCCAGCGGTGGTGTTGATGACTACTCCGCCATCGGCACCGCTGATATCCATTGCCAAGGTGCCGGACAGGAACGAGCCATTCGTACCATTGACAATGAACTCGATCCCCTTGCCTGTGCCGCCCCAGATCGCGGCACTCCCGGAAGAGGGGCCAGCGGTGTCGTAGCCGAACCCCGCCCGGTTGGCAATGATCTCGTATGTGACCGCAGCAGTGGAGGTACCCAGTGTCAGCGCCGGCACGCTGGTACTTTCGATCGTCCCCGCGAGAGAGTTTCCACTGACGTTACCGCTGCCATCCACGTTGAATGCGTTGGATTTGAAGGCAGAGGTACTGAATGTCCAACCACTTAAGTTGACGCCAAAGGGAACCGTGTATGCGCCCGAGGTACCCAGAATGGTACTGGTGATGGGCTGGCCACCGCCGAAGTTGCCAACCTGATACGCCATCTTGAAACCGGCTGAACCGTTGGCCGCATAGACATCAAATCCAGCATCTTCCCCGCTGGCTTGGACTGCGGAGCCGTTATCGGCAGAGCCCACCCCAATCCGGTTGGCGGTTCCCGAACCCGATTGCAACGTGATGTCTGACTCGAATCCTTTGACCCCGGAATAGCCGGTAATGCCCGAATTGAGCACGGCCAGCGCGTTGATCGCATACAGCGCAGCAGTGGGAGCCGCCGCAACTCCTTGCGCAACACCCAGTACGCCTACATACGATTGCCCCGATGAGACGCTGGCGGAGTCAACATAGGTAGCGCCTTGGATCGCGATTTTCTGCCCATTGGCACCGCTGCCAACGTGTTCATTCACGGCGAGAGCGAGACTGTTGACGGCCCCCGCTGCAGTGTCCGTACTGGTGAGTACGTTCGCGTAGTAATTGCTTACGAGAGAGCCGGTAACGGCGCTGGCAAGAGTGAAACGGGTCAACGCACTCGGCGCCGCCGTCGAGCCGCTGGTGTTGCCGAGGAGGGTGCCATCAGCAATGGAGGGTAGCTGGGCAAGGCTGCCCAGATTGCCCGGAACAATGGGGCCAGTAACGTCTGCGAACGCAAGCGCGCTGACCCAGAGGGCAATTAAGGCGACGACACTACGCATAATCAGCTCGGTATACGGGCCACGTGAGCGTAAACGCCCGTTGGCGGCCCGCCGGTGATGGTGGCCTGAATGGGACAGGGCGGCAGGTAGAACACCCCCGCTCCGTTGGCGGTCAGCGTGGTGCCGACACCTGCATCCACGAGCGTCGTACCATCGGGACCTACGAATTGCAACTTCACGGTTGCGCCGTTGAACGTGCCGACGACACTGAAGACGCCCATTCCCCCCTGCCACGCAACTTTGCCGCTCGACGCTGCTCCGTTGGTGATGAGGTTGCCGCCTGAGGTGGAACTCATGGCTTACCCGATCGGGTCGTTTTCTTTGACGCGCAGGTAGTTCTTCAGCGCTTCCAAGGCCTGCAGTACCGCGATGCGGCTCGTGGTCTTGGTGAGATCGATCTGGATCTCCACAGCGCTCGAGGTCGTGGAGGCGGATTCCGTCACGTCCGTGGGCTGCATCGCCCCCACGTTGGCACCATAGAATCGAGAAGCGATGGTCGCTACTCCTTACAGGGTGTAATCGACCACGGCGCCCAATGCACCCGTGCCCGTGGTGACGTCCGTCGTGTGCACCGTGGCGCAAATATCGAGCCCCGTCTTGGGGTCTGCGGCCATGCCGATCGCCTGCCACAGCGGCTGGTTGCGCTTCACGAGCGTGTTGCCGGATGTCGCCTTCATGACGCATTCCTGATCCACCACCGCCGCCGCACAGTCCAGGTCGGTCGTGAAGAAGGAGTCGGATGAGGTGAACGCGACCAACCCACCATCCTGGGGTTTGCGATACACCCCGATGTTGAACTTGCCCGCGGTCTGCGCGCCCGAGGAGACCTTCACAGACGTCACAATCGCATTGCTCGGCACTTCGACCAGTCGGATAACCGAGGTCGCCGAGAGCGATGCGGTGACCGAGGCAATGTAGCCATACACCCGGAAGTTGCGGCCCGAGCCACCGGCCCCCGGATTGTTGGCCACGCGCGGGGTCGCTTCGCGGTTCGCGATGGCCGTGCTCTTCAGTGTCAGATCGATCGCCATATCAAATCTCCAGAAACGTTAGACCGCTATCAGCTACCGGCCCAGATTTTTACAACCTTCTTTTCCTCGTTGCGCGTCGCACCCACGCTCATCTTCACGTACACCTGATAGGGCTCGCCCTGAATGTCGTTGCGCACGCTGACCGAGGTGTTGATGTCATTCCAGGTGACCACGTGCATGCCGCTCTTGAGCCAGAACGGGACCTGGCGGGAGCTTCCGGCCGCATCGTCGGTGGCCTCCGTGGTGGCCCACGGGCGCTCCGAGTGGATGAAGTTGATGCCGCGAAACGAGGTGATCAGGCCCTTTTGGTTGTAGACCGGGCGCTCGTTGAAATCGAGGCTCAGCACCTGAATCTCGCTCATCAGCGCCTTGTGGTCCTTGGACGTGATGGCGCAGAAGAGGTCATCGTTCTCCAGATCCGCTTCGTTCGCGAGCAGGATGGTGCGCGCCGCTTCGAGCTTGGCGACATTCAAGGGCGAATCCGTGCCGCCCACATTCACAGAGACCACCTGGTTGGTGCTATCGAATGCGGTCGAGGTGGCCCCGGTCTTGCCGGTGGCAGCGGCGGCGAAGAAGGCGTTGCCAATCACATCGTCATACTTGCGATTGGCCGCGGACACCGCATTGGTGACGTAGATGCCCTGCGGGTCGGTGATGATCTTGAGCTTGTCGAACGTGTCGATCAGCTGCGGCAGGTCAGCGTCATTTGGACGCGCCCAGCGCCGGTCAACCGCCGCATCCACCCGGCCCATCGGAGCGAATCGGGTCGTGACGTCCTGCATCTCGATGGAGCCGATCTGATCGACCGGACTCATCTGCTCGCCGACACCCGTCGCAGGCATGCAAGCCTGGCGCAGGCGTGACTGCTTCTGCTGCAGCAGCTGCACGATGTTCTGGTTGTAGGTGCTGACGTACCAACTGGGAATGTTGACGGACATGGCCGAGCCTCATGCGAAAACGCGTGTGGGAACCGTTTTCGGAAGAGGCTTATCCGCGAGGGGCCAGATCCTTCACTGATGACACTCAGCGCGGGCGGGTTGCTTTCAACCGGTCAGCCGGGGCGCGTAACCTTGTCGGCTGAATGGACGATGCATAAGGACGGGGACGGAATCAACTACTTGTGATTTGAGAACAGGAACACAATCAGCGAGTAAATGAAGGCCAATCCGACGAGGGCCTGTAACGTAAGCGACAGAACGATCTTCAGCCGCTCCTTCAACGAGCCGCCTCCATCTGCGGCCCGAGCACCGCCATCTTGGCGTGGAATTCCTTCTCCGTGATCCGGTTGGCGATACGGGCATCCTGCAGCTCTTTGAACTGCCGCTGCACTGCCTCTTTGGTGATGTTGAAGGAGCTGCTCGCGCTATCGGCTGCCGAGAACCCCGGCTCCCCAACCTTCGATCCCCACTGGTAGAAGTCCTTGAGCATGGTGGCGGTACCAAAGGTGCGCTCATAGGTCGCCATCTTGGCATCGTCCCACCCAGCGGCCTTCAGGAAGCGTCGCGCGTATTCGGCCTTGGCGTCGAACTCCTGGCCCCACTCGCCCTTGAGTTTCTCCAGCTGGGCGTGAGATTCGGTCTGCGCCTGGGTCTCCTGCGCCTTGATCAGCCCTTCGATGTGCGCGTTCCATTTAGCGGTGACGGCTTGCGCTGCCGATTTCGGGATGCCGGCTTCGTGGAACCAGGCTGAGGCCTCCTTGATGAGATTCGCCCCACCTTCTCCCGGGGGCGCGGGCAGTTCGTACTTGTCGGGCGCTTCGGGAACGCCGAGTTTGGCCCGGAAGGTTTTGATGCCCTCGGTGTCCTTCTCGTCTTTCGGCAGGATGACGGTACGGCCCGCCTTGTCCTCACCAATGAGTTTCTCGAGATTCTGATAGCTCGTGATGACGTCCGCTGATTCCTTCCATCCCTTGTTGGTGACATAGTCCTTGGCGGTGTCCGGATACCACGGTTGGTTCGCGGCTTCGCCAGAGGCGCTTCCTGCTGCTGCCGCACCACTATTCGCTGCTGCTTCGGTCATCGGATTCCCCAAGGTCGGTTTCGTCGAGGTCGATCATCTTCGCGATGCGCAAGTATACGTCCCGCATTCCAGCGCGGTACACGCTCGCGTGAGAATCCACCATACGCAAGATCGGGCTCACCACGATTCCGCCTTTGTTGATGCCGCAGAAGCGTTTGAGGTCACGCAACATAATCGCGGCTTCCGGGTGCGGCTTGCCCTCCACGCACAGGGTATTGAGATAGGCGAGCCGCTTGCGCTTGATGCGCTCGAAGAGGCTCAAGCCTGTCCTGCCCGGATCTGATCCGCTTTCGTGGCATTGAGCGCGGCCTGGGAGATCCCCGGTGCTGCAACCGCGGCTTGCTGCAGGTCCTGTTGCTGCTGCGCCAGCTTCACCATCTGCTCGTAGGTCTTCTTGTCGCGGATCAGTTTGGCCGGCACCCCGTTGATCTCAGCGAGCTCGCGCACGGATGAAGGTATGTCGATGACCATCGTGGAATGCTGATCCAACGCTTGGGCAGCGGGCAAGGCTTCGAACGTGCGCATGATCGCAACCCCGTCCTGAGCACGCATGGCACGCGCCAAGGGTGAGCGGTATTCGATCTGGTACTGCCCTCCACGCTCGCGCAAGCTATCCGGCATCTCCTCCAGAATCCACGCGTTCTGGCTCATCCGAGAGGCGATATCGATCTCACGACCAATGAGCGGTCCCAAATCTTCCGAGTGCTGCCGGCCCATCACCGGTGCCAACAAAGTGGCTTTCTGTTGCGCGATCTCCAAAACCTGGGTCGCGGTCATCTGGGGATTGTCGGTCAGCACCTTGAACAGCGTGACCAAGAACGAATCCTCGATCTCGCGCTCCTCGAGCGCCATCAATTCAAGTCCCAGCGGGATGTTCTCCCCACCCTGCAACGGCTGCACAAGCGGCGTACCTTCATTGCTCAGCGCCCCATGATTCAGCGCAGCAGAGCGCATGTTGAAGGGTTCCAGCGCCCCATCCTCGGTCAGCAGCAAAGGCGGGTCTACGGCCTTCTGTCCGGCCCGTAGAACGGTCTTCTTCTCCTCGTTCAAGGTCAGGATCGCGCCCCACGCGGCCATGGCGGGAGACCGCGCATAGGTCTCATTCGGCGCCAGCAGATAGCGTCCGATCGCGAACGGCCAGGCGTGATAGCCCGCTTCCTGCAGGACCGTCTTGCCCTCGTAGCTCACGTAGTACGAGCTCCACGGCATCCCGCGATAGTCCTTGCGACTCGGGATCAACTCCTCGTTCGGCTTCACGCAGTGCAGAAAGTCGAATTTCTTGAAGGGATCTTTGTCGGCCGCCGTCGTGATGGCTTCGGGTAATGCGTTCCACCCGTAGAGCTTGGCGCACTGCACCGCCTGGTGAGACGACAGAGAATACTTGCGATACATCGTGTCAATGATGCCGGCGTGATTCTCGGCCCAGAACAGCTCCTTGAGGAACAGGTGTTTGTAGCGCGGGCCTTTGCCAATGTCCTCATCCACGAATAGACACGAGTTCCCGAATGCACCGACTGACAGATAGCCTTGGGATTTCTGGGCTGCGAAGTTGGCCGCCGGTCGGTAACGTAGCGCGAACAGGAGTTTGTTCAACCGCTCAAGATAGACTTTGACGTCCTGATCATCTCCGAGCTCGTCTTCGTCCTGAGGCGTCAACCCGTGCCATTCCTGCGTACGCGGAGTGAGTAGGTCATCCAGCACCGCCCCGAAGCGTTCATTGCTGATCACGGGCTTACCGCTGAACAGCCGCTCCATGCGCTTGGTGCCCTCGACGTCATCAACCTGGAAGGTGGCTTGCGAGGGCATGACTCGGTAGGCGATCTGTTGCCACCACGCATCCCACTGGTTGCGGTTCTCGGCGAGCTTCGCCTGTTGCTTGAAGAACCAGTCCGCTTCGCTCATTGGCCGAGCAGGCTCTTGGTCCCGATCGAGGGCGTGCCACCGGTCCCGCCGCCATAGATATTCGCCAACACGCCCTTGCGCAAGCGGATGCGATCCGTGGCCTGCTGCGCCTGTTTGGCCTGGTCGATGCTCGGAGGAGCATTCCCCGGTTGGCCAGGTGTCTTGGGCTGCAAAAGCTTGGTCGCTCCCACGGACAACGCAGTAGTGGCAAGGGCCGTCGCAGCCAGCTGACCCGCGGTGAGACCGGCTGCAGTTCCAGCCGCAGCCGCCCCACCTGCTGCTGCAGCCCCGCCCGCGGCGGCCGCACCTGCCCCAGTAGCACCGGCAGCGGCTCCGCCCGCTGTGAAATAAGTGCCGAGCCAAGCAAGGGCTGCATACCCGCGCTGATATCGTGGTCCGATGTTCATGCTTCGAGCCTCTGTCGTGGGCGCGACGGAATCAACTCAGGTGATGGCGTAGCGCTGTTTCTTGGCGCCGCGGTTGTACTTGCCACCGGGAGCGAAGAGACGGGCCGTCGCTTTGGCATACTGCTCTTTCCCGACTGCCTCTAACACGTATTGCAAGTCCTCCTGCAGCTTCCCTGTGTCCCGTGGTGGCTGAACAATAGGAGCTGGCTCTACAGGCGTGGGCCGCATGAATGTGGCTCGAATGCGATTAAGCAGAGTAGCGTCAGGTGATCGCATAACGTGCTCTCCTGGCTGGATCGCGAGCAGGCTTGCTCAGCACGAAACGTGCTTCGCCGCCGCCCAGCAACATGTATTGGCCTGCTTCGCACGGATGGCTGTACATATTCTTGTCGGGCTTGTCCTGAAAGCGTTCGTCTCCTGCAATCTGGATGCGCTTGTAGGCATAGCGCCCACCCATGCCGCGCCGAGTCACCGCGCACTCCGGGTGAATCCAGAGCCCCGCATCTCCGTCGATCAATCGACCCAGGGCGCCGGCCACAGCCTCACGCCGCATCGTGAAATCATTGGTGGGAGCCGGTTTGGCCTTGATGCCCACGCCCTGCAGGATCTTGAATGGCGTGTTCTCATCGGTTTGAGCCTCTCCAGTACCCGCCGGGTCGCCCGTGATGGTCTCAATAATGAACCCATGGGACTCGAGCTCGGACAGTTTTGGGCCTAGGGCAAGCTCACCGAAGCGCTTAGCACCCATGTGCTCGGCTGTGAGCTCGTAACGCCACCGCCACTGCCCCATCTGCAAGCGCTGCCCGATCAAGGCAGCGGGAGTAAGACCGAAGTCGATCCCCACATGCAGGCTCAGACCCGGGATCAGTTCGAATGGCTTGCAATGCAGCGAATCACGATACTCGGGATAGACCGGGCGTCCTTCCTGGATGAATCCGTACTCGCCGCGGACATAGATCTTGATCCATTCCTCTGTCTTGCCGGCCAACTGCCGCTCGTAATACAGCCGGCCTTTGGCAATACGCTCCGGATGATCTAGCGGCAGCTTGAGTGAATGCTCGTCCTGCATCAGCCAATTCAGGTTCTCACCGCGTGAACCCATTGCATCGGGCTGGGCAAAGAACTCGAAGCCGTGCGGGGTTTCTTTCTCGGCTAGGCGATACCACCAGTGATCGTCATCCGGACTGTTCGTGTCCATAATGATCCCGGACCACCCGCAACCGCCCTGCAGCGCGGATGGATACCGGCCCACGCGACCGGTCAGCTGATCGAGAACGGCCTTCGGAACCTCGCGCGCCTCGTTGATCCATGCGCCTGTCAGATCCAATGACAGCAGCTTGCGCACATCCCGCGCATCGTCTAAGGCTACAAACAGCACCTCGAGGTCGATACCGTCGCCCACAATGTGGTGCGTGGGAGGCCCCTGCTCTACCCATCGGCCCAGATCCTTGGACACCCACATGTGCCATGACTTGATCGTCGTGGTCTTGAGCTCAGGGAAGGTGTTGCGGATCACGGCCCAACGACTGCGACGAATTCCATCAGAACCGGGCCGTTGCTCTTTGGCGCGACGCAAGATCTCAATGATGCAGGCGGTAGATTTACCTGAGCCTATCGGGCCACGAATCCCCCGCACGAAGGCGGTCGAGCGCAGGAATTGACGACAGATCGGCCCGGAGGGGAAGTAGGCGAGCGTCACATGTTGATCTGAATGTTGAAGATATTGCCGCCGGCAGGTTTCTCTTCCCACAGTCCCAGATGGCGGCCCAACAACTCGAGCGCTTTGTTCTTATCGAAGCGCTTCACCTTGCGCACGTAGCTGACTTCGCGATCTTCGCCACGACCCGAGACTTCAGTGACTGTCTCAATGCCTGCGATCGAAGCAGCGGTTGCGTCATCTAATTCGGTAATCGGTTTGAGATTGCCGTCCTCCTCGTAGAGCTTGCGGACGTCCGACATCCCAATAGCGACCAATTCGCGTAACACTTGCTCGCGCGTAACGATCGCTTTCTCTTGACCTTGCGACTGACGACGACTGATTTCCGACTGAATCGGACTTTTCCGGACCAAACGCCGACCGACGTCCATGGCTGAAGACTCAGCATAGCCCGCACGAATAGCAGCCTGAGTCGCATTCAGATCGATCAGGTACTCGTCGATGAACCGCTTCTGCTTGGGCGTCACAGTTTCGCAGCCACCCGGCGTGCCCTGGACATCGCGGTATAGCCGTTGGCGGGGATGCCGTTCACCTGGGTCTTGTGGCCCAAATGCTCCAAGACCGTCTCCGTGAGCTTGGCAATGAGTTCCGGCTCCGGTTTGAGGTTCGTACGGTTCAAGGCATCGCGCAGCTGGTCGATCTCCTGGGTATTGCCCTCGGTGCAGGAGAGCCAGGAGAGGAATTGCTTCAAGCTGTGATCCAGTCCTCGGGCCAAGCGCATGCGGACCATTTCAACGTTCTTCATCGGACGTAGCTCATGCGCAGCGCGAGATTGCCGCCCAGGGTGCCGGGGTTTTTGGCGGTCACGACCACCTCATAGATCTGGTTCGGGTCAGCGGTGAGGCCCAGGAGCTCCCAGACGCGCAGCACGTAGTTCGTTTTGCTGGGGTTCAATCCCACAACAGACGGCTCGTAGACGCTCGTCCAGCGGGGGCGCTCCGTATCCAGCGTGATGTTGGAGCAGAGGATCTGGGCCGCCAGGGGAATGGGATCACGACGGGCTGTAGTGGGTAAAGCACCCCCTCGAGCGTAGGGTTGACGCACTCCGATGCAATAATTGGATCCGGTGGGATTCGGATTCGCATCACTGATGGCCTCGAGCGTCACGATACGGGCGTTGCTGGGCACCTTGAAGAACCGATACAGGGATCCGGGTTGATCGGATGCACCGATCCCACACACATCCGCAACCTCGCGAGGTTCGGCACCCGACAGATACGACGGGCTCAAGGGATTGAGTGGCTGCTGCTCCTGCACCAGCTGATTGGAAAAGCGTTCGACGACAGCCGGAGAAACTGGGGGCGTGATGGGCGCGGCATTACCCGTGGAACGGGTTACATTCACGACAGAATTAGGCGCCACCGCTACATTGGGAAGCGGGTTCTGCACAATGGCCAACCCGAGAGCAGCCGGTCCCGCCGGGTTGGGATCGTCCTGATCACCGTAGTTCGCGCTGAGGTAAACCGCGGCCAGGGCGGAATCGATCTGGCTTTGCGTCTTGCCGATGAGATTCGGGACGGTCACGTTGCCCGTGACGATATTCAGATCTCCCGTCGCGGTCTCGTTGGCCGCATCGGTCCACGTCCAGGTCATGGTCGTGATGCCGGCCACCGTGGGAGTGCCGGTCAGCGCTCCGGATAAACCGGCGGGATAGCTCGAGCTGGTAGTAGGAGCCAGGGTGTCGCCTTCCGGATCCACCGCGAGCGTGGCGATGGTGACGCTCGCAGCCGTGTTGAGCGGCAGAAAGACCGCCGGCGTCACATTCGGAGAGTTCGGCGCGATCGGCACCCGGTTGTTCACGTAGTCGGTCGCCGCCCCAATCAGCGCGCCCAAGGAAACGCTATATGCATCGAACACCGCTTTGCGCCGCGATCCATCTCCAACGGTAGCCAAGCTGGGGACACCTTGAGCCGTGAGCGTGATCGGTACTCCACCCTGATCCGCTGCATCGCACACAAACACATCGCCCGTCACAATGGCGGTGGAGGATCCATTCGCCACCGATTGTCCCCAGGTCGCAAAACCTCCGGAGGTATAGGTTGAGTACCCAGTCGAATCGATGCCATCGAGGGTGAAATGGTCGGCGTCCACCTTGGTGAGCGTGGTCAGGGCGTTATTGATCTGCGTCATTCCACTGACGCCGTAGATCTCCACGTCATCCCCGGTCGAGCGTCCGTGGCCGACACACGTCACCGCCGCGGGATTGGCTTTCGTGATCGCGGTGATGGGCGTCATCACGGCACGCACGTATTGCTTGCCGGACGGCGGGCTTTTCAGCTGATCGGTGAAGCTCACGACCGCGGAATTGCCATTGCCGTTGGTCAGGCAGTGATAGACGTCGTAGACCGGCAAGGTCAGACCGGTGATCGTATTCGTCCCCGAGATATTCAGCGTCAGCGCGGTGGACTGATGGGCGACGTAGCCCGTACCGGTTCCATTAATGATGTTCGTCGCGGTGGGCGTCGCTGAGCCTTTCAGATAGGCGGCCTGCCACCACGTGGCGGTCTGGTTGCTCGTGGCACTGAAGGCATATCCGTCAGCCGTAGGACCCGTGAGCGTGGGGCCGGCGGTGAAGGAGGCGGCCGCCCCCGAGGATGCCACCGTCATGTTGAAGATCGCCGAATCCGCGATCAGGGTGGCCGTTGTATTGTTCGTGGCACGGAAGAAGAGTCCGGTGTAGCTGCCGACATCCCCCGCCGCCGGCGTACCACCGAAGGAGTTTCCGGTGAAGGTGAGCCCGGTGAACGTCTTGGCCGTGTGGGCAATCGGATAGACGGAATCCCCATTCGCCCAGGTGCGGGTCGTGGCCAGCAGCAACGTGGTGCCCGAGATCGCAAGAATCAGGGTCGGGGTGGTGGAATTGGTGATCGAGCAGTAACTGTTGGCGGCAAATCCCGCCGCGGAGGTCACCACCAGCGTATTGCTCGCCGTGCCTGCTCCATTGGCTGTCGTGGCCGCTCCGGGCGCCGAGAGCTGCCGCACCGACCCAGTAAAGGCGCTCGAGACATCCTCGAACTTCGTCGCCAGATCAATCGCCGCAATCGGCGTGCCCTGCGTATAGGACAGATTCCCTTGTGCTGCTGCGGTCCACCACGTTCCCACGACCGGCATGTCGGCGTTGCTGAAGGTCGTACCCGTGACCGTCAGCGACATGCTCCCCACATCAGCGGTTTCAGGGGAGGCGTTCTGATTGAGCCGGCAGTAATAGTCACAGGCCAACGCCCGGGGATGGACCCCAGCGCCCAAGGTAGCGTGCTCCAGATCCGTGAGCACCCGTAGCCAGCCCATCAGATGGGCGATGAGACCCGCCACCGCACCGCCTGAGCCATCCGATCGACCACTGACCCGGAAATGATTGATGCCGGTCGGCCCCTGGTTGGAACCGCTTCCTCCTTTGTTCGCGCCATCTAGGTAGGAGTTGCGCGAAGTGGCCGACGTCCAAGACGCGCTCGGTAAGTGCCACGCACCCATGGTAATGGCGGCACTCGTGACCGACTCAACCGTCGAGGAAGCGCCTGTGGTCTGCGCGGAGACGAAGTTGGTTCCGTTGAAATCCAGCGACAGCGTATGACGGTTGAATGCAGACCCGCTGACGCCAATGCCCATGTAGGCCCGGTTGGCACCCGTAGAAGTCGGCTTCACCCAACAGGCAAGCGTGAGCGGCAGTCCCGTCGCAAAGGGCGACGAACTCGTGAGATTATCGGTCAGGGCTGGACAACTGCGGGCCATCAGGTGGTATTCCAGTTGCCGGCCGGGAGGGGTCTCAATCCATCGCCGTTCGCGGCATTCACCGCGTTCACGATGTCAGGACTGAACTTGTAGGTTCCATCGGCTCCCGTGTACGTATCCCACACGTGATATTGGGCTTTCTGGAAGGTACTCGCGTAGGTCAGGAGTTCCGTGGGTGAGTTAATCGAGCTATAACCAATGCCGAGGTTTTGCACTTCGGCGATCCAAAGTTGTTGGTCTCCGAGATCCTGATAATTTTGCGCGATGGCAGTTCCGTTACCGGTCACCTGATAACCCCGAAAGACATTGGACGCCTGAATAGTACGGAACTGACTCGGAAAGTTGGCTCCGACCACGATCGGATAATGCGTAACGCCCTGTTTGGGCACTTGTGGATCGGGGCCGCCAAACACAATCCCGCCCAGTTGTTTCATCACGGCGAAGAGCGATAGGAGTGCGGGGTCACCTTCCACGAAGTTGCACAAGAAGCGCAACAATGTTTGTGAGCCGACCTTGCGCCAGGCGGTGTAGTTGTCCTTGAGGATCTGATACCACGCCGTTGCGTGATCACCGCCTAACCCGGTCCAGTTGATCGTGGTCTCTTCGTACGGGCAGGCCATCTCAAAGTACGGATTGCCGTCGTAGCGTTGCAGGATGTGCGTCCACAGGTTCTGAATGGCCTGTGCGCAGTTGTCCTGCCAGACAGAGGCAATCGCTTGGAATCCGGCCCCGGACCCGGACGCCGGAATTGTGACCATTCCCCCGTTGACCGCGTAGGTGGGGAAACCGCCCGGGTTGGTGCCTTTGGGCGTTCCAAACACCCGCTCGTTCATCTTCACCATGAGCCGCTTGCCGGCGCTCTGGCAGGCGGAAAGATAGCTATCGATCAGCGCATCCGCCTTGGAGTAATCGCCCTGCGTATTGCCCTCCAAGGCATTCCAGCGTGGCTCGATCTGGATGCCCTTGAACTTCGTCATGTTGGCGGACTTGAGAAACGGCCCGTCGATCGTGACGTCCGGCTTCCAGCCGGTGTTCCAGGCGTAGTGACCCCGGTGGGCCTTGTAGCCGGTGCTGACCGCAATGATCGACCAGCTCTGGATCGGGAAATTAACGACCGTCCCTGCCCCGTCATCGGCAGAGACGAACAGCGATCCATTGCCCACCACCCCGGTATTGGTCAGATTGCTGCCGCTGATCGTCCACCCACCCAACGAGCCACTCGCGGCATTGACGGAGAGCGTGGCGGTGGCGGATGAGGTTCCGGTCAGGTACTGGCGGTAGTTGAAACTCTGCGCGCTGGGGGCCAAGCCCGTGAGCACGATGTTCGCGGCGTTAAAGGCCACGAGATCGATGCCCAACGAGCTCGCGACGACCGTCGGCTTATTGCCCCGCCGCCACCGGCCGTCCAAGGTGGCATCGGAGTTGGGAACCCAGTGGAACGAGCGGGCCGCCAGCGCCATATTACGGCGTGGTGTTGTCCGTCACGGCCTTGGCGAGCTTGTCTGTCTGGGCGCCGATCGCATCCGACAGCGCTTGCAGCTTCGCAGGATCGGCGCCCGAGGCAATGGCCGCATCCAGCTTGGTCTTGAGATCCGTCAGCAGCGCAACCACGCTGCCCTCAACCGTACCCAGCGCAGCCACCTTCGCAACCACATCGTCCAAAGTCGCCATGATTTTCTCCAGTTTCGACAACAGCAGTTGGGAGAACGGACCGTCACGCCCGAGGGCTCGAATGAGCGCCTCCATTTCCGCGTGATCGATTTCGATTTTCATGGCATGTCCATATACTCACTTTTTTCGCAGTGAGCTACTTTCTGCAAATCTGCACCAGGGTGCGCGGGTAGGCCGTCTTCGGGATCAAGACCTGTAGCGGGGGCAGCAAGGTCATGTGCTGCGGATCGTCATTCACGATCAGCCGCTGTTCACGCAGCGAATCAATCAGGCATTTCAGCCCCCCGGCCAAGTTATCCTCGTCCAGTTTTCGCCGGCCCTCACGCGTGATTTGCACCGTGACCTGCTCCGGAGGCGCCGCCATGCTGACCCGCGCTTCGTTCTTGGCAATCAACACCAGCATCGACCAGTGCCGGCGCATGCGGTGATGGTGGCTCCAGTGCTTGCCCTTGAGTTCGTTCAAACTCGGGGACGCCTCGGGAATGCTGAGTGTGATCATGGTGGACACCCGTAAACTCGTTCGAATTGTTGGGCGATCGTAATGTTTTTGCCGTCGCGCACCGCAAACGTAACATCGGCTATTTGACTCACCGCGCCTCTGACCAGCTCACGGCGCTGATCGAATGTCGTCAGGCCGTCGAAGGCGTTACACACCACCTGCAGACTGCGAATTTTCGTGACCAGGGACATTTCATCGTACATGCTCATGCCGCCACCGCCCGCGATAGAGCAGCGATGTCAGCCTCGGCGCGTCTCATGCCCTCATCCCATGTCGCATTCTGTTGCTGCAGTGTGTACTTGGGCAGCTCCCCGGTTTCCAGATCAGGAGGCCCCAACTCGCGCATGTCCTGGGCCCAGGCGTTTTTGTAGCGCACCGCGATCTGCGTAGCTTCCATGAGTTGAATTGATCCGGGCGCCCCCCACGCCCGTGGCTCTTTTGCGAATCTAATCTTGATGTAGTTCAACAATCGCAAGTTGGCCGCGATATCGCAACCGTCGAACTTACGCGTATCCGGCGCCGGCAGCGCAAGTCGCTGCGGACCTTCGTCGTACTCGTCGTTGCCAATCGCACGGCACAGGCTCGTGAACTGCGGCAACGACGGTACATCCTTCGCGCCGTTGTAGGCCAGCCGTCGGATGCCGCGATCAATCTGGAACTCAGTTAGCCGACTCATCATGGCAATCCATTCCGGGGGCGGAGTGAGTCCAAACTTGCGCTCCACCGCTGGGCCACCAAACATGCCAACGAAACGTGTCCATACCTCGTTAGCGCGGGTTTGGTAGTGCGATTCTTTCGGGTTCATGCTCGATCACTCGGGAATTGTCGGAGGCGTTCAGGGTGCGCAGAATTCGCTCGCTCGCAGTCTCTGGCTTGGGAGGGGCGTGCCACGGCAACAGGAAAGCTTTATCGGGGCCGAGAAATGTGCAGGCCTGCTTGACGTACTCGCTGCCGATCTTCCCCGTGGCTTCGCAGAACGCGGCATAGCGACGGGCGCCAGCCAGGAACTCCGCAGTGGTATGCCCCTCCCCTATCCGGGCATTGGCCGCCCTGGCGGCTTTGCTCCAGCCTTGGTCGCCTGCCCTCTCCGGGTATGCGAGTTTGAAATCGAGCATCCACTCAGGATCCGTTTCACGTGACACCACCCGCCTTGCACGCGGATGATGGTTCCTTGATGGTTCAACTGATGGTTCTATGATGGTTATGGGTGACTTAAAGTCAGGGGTGGGGTGACCCTGGGTCGGGGGTGGGGGTGACCCTGGGTCGGGGGTCCCCTGACCCTCAGTCAGGGGTGACTTTAAGTCGGGGGTGACTTTAAGTCGGGGGTGAACGGTGTAGGTGTTGCTTCGGCCAGGACGCTCATGGCGTGTCAGGTGGCCAGTTATCTCAAGACGGTCCAGTACTCGCGTGACGGAGCGCGACTCAATGCCGCATTTGTCAGCGACCGTCTGAACCGATGGCCAGCAATGCCCATCGTCGTTAGCGTTATCGGCTAGCGCCAGAAGAACCAGCTTGTCTGTACTGGGGAGCGCCGTATTCCAAACGGCCGTCATGAGCTTGATGCTCAAGACGCATGGCCGAAAAAAGCGGGCGAAATCACGCTCAATCGTGACTCGCCCGCTGCAGTGCGAAACCGCAGGAGGGCCTCGGTCTCGCGATGCTCAAGGAGCCGGTCCCTCGCGCGATATACTGGAGGTGCAACCCACCCAGCGCTCACGCGAGGAACCGACATGGAACCGATGGATTCGCATCTGCTCGATCTCACGGTCCGCCTCCAGATCCTGGAGCGATTCGTGATCGAACTCGCTCAAACCCAACCGCTAGACACGGTCTTTCAGCGCCTTGCCCAGCAGCTGGAAGGCAGCGATTCCCTGCTGAAACCGGAGCTTCAGCGGGCCTTGGACAGCTTCCAGACGCGGGTGCAGCAACGCTGAGTGGATTTCGTGGCGAGTTATGTTGCTTCGCGCCGCGCGACTGTGTGCGGTATGGCACAATGACGCACATAACAACAACTAGGCGCTGAGCGTTGAAGCGACGCTAGCGGGCGCCGACCAGATATCAGGACGCAAGGCATGCAGGGCTACAGCCCCCTCTGTCGCCTCGTTCAACTTCTTCGCAAGTTTGTGGCTCGGCTGGCGGGCGCCGCACGCAATCTGGTCCAGATAGTTGCGGCTGTGTTTGATCGATCGCGCGAAGGCGTCCTTCTGCTCGGGCGTCTGGCTGCTCCAATATGACCGAAAGTCCATCCCCCGAGATTATCGCAGCGCTAATGCATTAGCAATTGGTACATCCAAAATGATTAGCGCCTCGTCAATTTTGCAAATTGCTAATACCCGCCAGACTTCCGGGTGTATGCCCATACAAGAAATTCGTGAAACGCGTCTCCGCAACCTGGAGGTCGTAGTGCAAGATTGCGGCGGCCAGGCTGCACTGGCTGAGCGTATCGGCACCGATCCGTCGTACGTCAGTCAGTTGTTCGGTAAGTGGAGAGGCCGTGGCATGGGCGACAAATTCGCACGGAAGATAGAACTCGCGCTCAAGAAGCCTCCGGGGTGGATGGATACGCAGCATCCCGAACTCTGGAGCAAGAGCGATATGGCAAAGGCGGCAGGAAAGCCCCTCATTCCGCAGGATGGCAAATCAGCTCAGCTACTGTGGCTCGAGGCTGAGCAACGAGAACTCACTCCGGGCTCGCTATCCACTGTGATGGCCCTGGTCGAGCGCCTGCGCGCCCTGGAGCGCGACGCCGAATCTCGTTCACCCTCGCGCGAGAAGACGTCCAAGTAACCTCGCCTCGTCCCTCTTCCGCGGCTCTGACCGTCTAGCGGTGCGCCTGCAGCATCGCTTTCCATAACCCACGCTAACGTCGCTCTACACGATGTGCATTGCGTCATTCGACGCATCTAAAAACATTAGCATTCTGCTATTGCATTAGCATTAGCGCAGTGATAACGTCCCATCCATGGCCTCGCACCCCGACAAGTCCACCGGACAGAAAAACCTCGCCAGGATCGGTGCACCTCGGCGTGCGCGGCCCAGCTGCTGGTGTCATGCCGGTTTGTGGCAGGGCCATTGCCTGAGCTGCGGTGCGCCGGCTCGATTGGATGACGGTTACTGGGTCCGCTGGTGGCGCGTGTATCTGACGTTGGTGGTGGCCTCGGGGTTGGTTTACCTGTTGGTAGGAGCGTTTTCATGACTGCTGAGCAAATGGCCGAAGAGACCCTCCAGAAGTACGGCGTGCCGCATAGCGAGGCTTTGTATCGCGCCATCCTCGAGATGGTGTTCACGCGCGGCAGGATCGAAGGTGCGCTGACATTCTCGCAGAAGCTGACTCAGGGATATGCGGGCTCTGCTGTCACACCGCTGAGGGTGGTCAAGTGAACCTCACCAACACCCGCCAGTTCCTCCACGGTGAGCTCACGCGCATCCGCATTGACGTGGAGCTGCGCAAGTTGGCCGGCGAGAAGTCGGATGCGTTGGTGCAGGAGGAGATGCGGGCGCTGCAGATCGCGCTGGAGCTACGGGCGGTTTGCGGGAGGCTGCAGTGAAACTCAGGCTTTTCCCCTTCTCCCGAGATTTCCGTACCGCCGAGCAGAAGGCGCGCGGCCAAGTGGTCGAGCAGATGCTCGAGGATGTGAAGTTGGAACTGGAATGGCAGCGCCGGGTACAGGTCAATATCCTGCGGCGGCAGTTCGGCGAACTGTCGATTTTCAGGACGCGACAGGCTGAATAGTTGTAACCCCCGGTGTCGGCCCACCTTGCCGATAGGAGCACGAAAGCGCTGCTGGGCTGGCGCCGGGGACTGGAGACAAGAATGAATGCGATTGTTTTATCTGACGAACGGGCGCGCGAGCGAGAATCAACCTCGATGGTTCAGGTCATTGAGCGCGCCGCCCGCGATCCCTCCATCGACATCGATAAGATGGAGCGCTTGTTGGCGATGAAAGAGCGGCTCGACGCTCGCACCGCTGTGGAGGCCTACAACGCGGCCTTTGCGGAAATGCAGGTCGAAATGCCGGAGATCGATGAGCACGGCAAAATCAAGGTTGGTGAGCAGGTACGGAGCACCTACGCCACGTTCGAGGATATCAACGCGGTTGTGAAGCCGATCCTCGCGAAGCATGGTTTTGGCCTGTCATTCAAGACCGGGACCACGGCCAACAAGGCCAAGGTCATCGCGATTCTGATGCATCGCGCTGGCCATCGCGAAGAGACCGATATGGAATTGGATGCCGATACCAGCGGTAGCAAGAACGGCGTGCAGGCACTGGGGTCCAGTGTCAGCTACGCCAAGCGGTATACGATGTGCGCGATCCTGAACATCACTACACGTGGACTGGATGACGACGGGCGCCGCGGCGGCGCTGGGCCACTCGTCAGCGAAAAGCAGGTTGCCGACCTGAATGCACTCGTGACCGAGCACAAAGGCAATAAGGTCAAACTACTGAAGTATCTGCGGCTGCGTTCGTTCGAGGAGATCCCGGCCTGTAATTTCGAGCACGTTGTGTCTGAGGTGAAGCGGTTCGCTCAGGCGCGTGCTGAAGAGGCACGAAGGGCAGCGGAGCAGAAGCCATGATCCAAGGCAGCCCGGAATGGTTCGCGGCCCGCTGCGGCAAGCTGACAGCCTCTTCCATCGCGGATGCGATCGCTAAGACCAAGAGCGGCTGGGGCGCTTCCCGGGCGAACGTAATGGCCCGGCTCATTGCTGAACGGCTGACCGGCACGCCTGCTGAGTCATACCAGAACAAGGAAATGCAGTGGGGTTCAGAAACTGAGCCACTGGCGCGTGATGCCTACGAATTCTATGCCGACGTAGACGTCGAGCAAGTGGGATTCATCGTACATCCGGATTTTCCGGAGAGTGGCGCTTCTCCCGATGGCATGGTTGGCGAGCAGGGATTGGTTGAAATCAAGTGCCCCAACACCGCAACCCATATCGACACGCTCTTGGGCGATTCGATCGCAGGCCGGTACATCCTGCAGATGCAATGGCAGATGGCTTGCACTAGTCGCAAGTGGTGTGATTTCGTCAGTTTTGATCCGCGCATGCCGGGCCGAATGCGGTTATTCATCCAGCGCATTCCGCGGGATGACGTACTTATTGCATCGCTGTCGAAAGACGTTGAGCTGTTCCTGCGCGAACTCAACACAAAGCTCGCGTCGTTGCGAGCGATCTATGACATTGAGGCGGCAGCGTGAAAATCTGGCTTGCCAAGGTACAGCGCGGCGACAAGGTGGGCTTGATCCCCACTGACGACGAATCTCGCGCTGTCCTTGGCCGGTTGGGCGAGGGTGAATGCGCCGAGTTCACCATCGTGCGCCCGCGTAGCGTGCCGATGCACCGCATGTATTTCGGTATTTGCCGGGACATCGGACAGAACCAAGATCCGCAGCGCACCGAGGACAGCATAGACGCCGAGCTGCGAATCCGCGCGGGCCATTTCGAGGTGATCTGGATTGACGGCCACGAATGCAAATACCCGAAGCGCATCGCATTCGACAAATTAACTCATGACGAATGGATGGAGTTGTGGCCGTCGCTTGAATTGGCGATTAGGGAACACTTCGGTGAAGAGTACATACGGGAGCAGGCCGCATGATGAAAGTCCCTGCCTTTCGCTCTCCCAAACTGCTCGCCAGCGCCAATGGCAAGCCCTGCGTGAAGTGCGGGCGAAAGATTGAGGGCGTTGTGGGCTGTCATTACACAGGTGTGCGTCGCGACGCGTTCGGCGGTGGCTTCGGCATCAAGGTGTCAGACCTGATCCACGCGCGGCTCTGCGGTGAGTGTCACCTCGAGATGGACACGCTCTCGCGTAATAAGGATCTGAAGTACGACCATAGCGAGCGGTTTTTGACGCTTTGTGCGCTCACGCTGATCCAGCTGGTGAATGAAGGGCTACTAGTTGTGGCCGGGAGAAAAACATGAGCGAGCGCAAACGCCGGAAGCAGCTGAAGCCCGTCGAGAAATTCGAGATGCGCCAGTTCCGCGAGGCCGGCATGGCGATCAAGGGTTGCGCCACTTACTTCGATGTTTCGCTCGCTACCGCCATGCGAGCCCTGGCAGAGATGCGTGAGAAGTTCGGCCCGGAGAAGCTTCCCCGCCACCGCAGGCATCTTGCCCGTTCGCATCTAGCGACATCGCAAGGCGTAAGTCCAAACCAGGGTCAACCTTGACTAATAGCGACATCGCAACTATGCTAACTCGTTGTTTTTCCTTATATACATTATGCGCACCTCTCAATGTGCTAGCGTCGAGGGATGGCTCAGATCCCCGAAGAGCTTTATCGCTGGAGCGCCAAAGAGATAGCGCAAGTCTGTGGGGTCGACCTGTCCACCGCTCGGAGGTGGAAGCGCGGGGCAACCTGCCCGCCCAAAACGGCCCTGGTCTTGCTCTCCCGCGACTTGGGGTACTTGGACCCTGCCTGGCGCGGCTGGACGCTCGTGAACGGGACTTTAGTCTCACCCGAGAACTGGATCGCCACCCCCGGAGATGTGCTCTCCATTCAGCTCACGCAGGCCCAGCTCAGTACCTATCGAGCCGAAAATCGGGGACTGAAAGCTGCGCTGGCGGCGGCGGAAGCCGGGTACTTCGAAGATCAACCCCAGCCCCATCAGTGGGAAATAGCCGCCGGCTGAAGCCGGTAAAGGATCCTCGACCCTCGTTCGCCCTGCCCGATCGCATTCAGCCGATCCGCCGTCCCCCGCTTCGCCTGCCGAGGAAGCCGTAGTGGCGCGCAATTCCAAGCACCTCAAGCGCAAACCCAAGACCAGCCGTTCACGGCTCGTCGCGAGCATGGAGGCCGCAGCGCGGCGCCTTCAGCGGTATGGCGAGCGGGCGGAGTGGGAATTGGGCGAGATCGGTATTGGCACGGCGCTCCGGGGCCATGCGGCTAGTTTACGAGAACTGGCCGACATGCTGGGCGCACGCCGAATGACTTTACGCCCTAGCAGACGTCGGAACGCCAGAGGAACATCCCATGCGCATGACGGTTGAGGCCGATGTTGATGGCGACGAGGTGCTCGAAAGTATGAGCATCGAGGCCATCGCTGAGCATCTGGAGGGCCGCCGAAAAGGTGGTGACATGGAAGCGCCGCACCTGTTACTCCGGCGCGTATACGAAGAATTTGCACGCCGTGGCGACGCACCTCAAGTGCTTCGTGACTACATCTATCAGGTATTGGGAAGAATTCTGTGAGGTCTCCTAAGCGGTTCTACGGGCATATGACACCGGAAATTGCTGCCTTTGTGCGCTGGTTGTACTTTGTCGGAAAACTGAAACAACAGTCGATTGGAGACATCGTGAGAATCAGGCAAGGCAGTGTCAGCCGGATCGTCAGCGATCAAACATGGGCGTCATGACCGTTGAGTCGATCCTGAAGGTGCTGTGCCTGCTGATGCTCGGCGGGATTGTCATGATGATCATCCTGTGGAGGCCCCGCGAATGATGTGGTTGCTCGCATGGCTCGCGGCGGATGTTGTGTTCGTGTGGGCATGGCGGCGCTTCATGAACGCAGTGGATCCGCAGTCATGACAGTTGCAGGTATGGCCGAGGCGAGAGTCTTAACACAGGTGAAACAATGAGTCTCCCGTACGAACAGGCTACTGCTGGAGCCAACGCCATCCGCGAGATGGAACGGATTCTCGGCGCCTTTGGCTGTCAGAGCTTCGGCACTATGACTGATGCCGAGCGCGGACTCATGGTTGTCGTCTTCAAGTGGCGTGACCGTCAGGTGCAGCTCGAAGCCAGTTGGAAAGGCTACGCCGTGGCCTGGCAGAAGGAGAATCCCTACAACCATCGCTGGGGCTCTCGCCAGAGGTACGACGAGAAGGCCATCTCGGTCGCCAAGACCGCCATCTGTTCGGTTTTGCGGGACTGGGTGAAGGGATCGACTACCGCCATTGAGTGCGGCGTCCTGAGCTTCGAGGCGGCGTTCATGCCTCACATGCTGCTCAAGGACGGCCGGCGCGTGATCGACGCTGCCGCAGCCGCTGGCGTGCTTCCACCGCCCGACAAGAACGGCCCCAAGGTCGTGGAGTTCAAGCCGTGAAGGTCAAGAAAAAGAAACGCGATCCACTAGCTGGCGACCGCACTCCAACGGGTCAACTCTATCGAGCCGTGCGCCGGTACGTTGAGTCCAAGGGCGGCAGCATTCTCGTGATCGGCGGCGTACAGATCGAGCAGTGGCCAGGCGACGGAGAATTCAAGTTTGTCGTCGGTGTGCGCTGCATGGGCCGCAAGCCCAAAGCCGAGGAGAAGAAATGACTACATCCAATAGCGAGCCGCTAGTTCCGGAAGTCTTGGCGCGACTCGCTGGCAAGCGCTACGGACAGATTGCTGCTGAGTTCGGCATCGCTAATACAACTATTCGCAAGAAGGTTAAGCGGGCGGTGAGATTGGGACTGGTAACAGCCGAGCAAGTGCGCTACTACCCACAGAAGCGGCAGCCTCGACTCACAGAAGCGGAATATAACCGCCGCTGGCTAGAGCGGCTGCTCGCGCGCACCGTCATCGACGAACGCGGCTGCTTTGTCTGGCAAGGCCCTGTCGGGGACAAGGGCTACATCATGCATGCTCACCGCCAGTGGCGGAATAGCGGCCACCGGATTGTCTACCGAATCTTAAAGAACCGTGATCTGGCGACTGAGGATCTGGTCTGCCATTCATGCGATAACCGCCGCTGCTGGAATCCGGACCATCTTTGGGTTGGTGCTCCAGCCGAGAACTCACTCGACATGGTGCTCAAGGGCCGTTGCCACGAATGGACGGTAACTCATTGCCCTCGCGGTCACGAGTACAACGAGGAGAATACCTACATCCGACCCGCTGCCTCTGGCCGTCCCTCGCGTCACTGTAAGGCGTGCCAACGCGAACGGCAAAGACGTCCTCAAAATCTCGGAGCATCTCCATGACTGAAAGCGTTGTTCGGACCACTGATGAGCATGCCTCTCATATCGTGAAGATCAACGACGAGGTGGCTTCGCGGCATGTTTTCCCGCTAAACCTATTCGATATCAAAACCTTTGGCCTCACCAAGCGCGAGCTGTTCGCCGCGATGGCGATGCAGGGCTTGGCATCCAACGACCGGTGGGAAGCGGACCACAATGTCCATCAGACAGCAGCTGAAGCAGTTGGCTACGCTGACGCGCTGCTGAAGGAGCTGGCCAAATGAGCACGCTCCCTTCCACTGAGCAGGTCGAGCCGCGTTGTCCTCGGTCAAAGAATCACGAGGGCAAGGAGCCGCACCCGTGCCCGTATCGATCGGAGATCAACGATGACGACGAAACCCTGTGTACCTGCTGTGACAACTGCACCCAGGAATGCGCCGATGACATCTGACTCGCTCCCTGCAGAGAATGTGAGCATCACGGTTCGCAAGCGACCGATTGAAGTCGAGGCATGGCAATACACCGGTGCCGATAACATCGACAGAGCACCCGATTGGGTGCGCGAGTATCGGTGTCAGCTCTGGGACGACAAGCGGAAAATGAACATCATGCAGGGCATCAAGCCGGATCTGTCCTACTTCGATTGTGACTGGTACCTGCGAATCCCGACGCTCGAGGGAATCATAGCCGCGGTTGCTGGTGACTGGCTGATTCTCGGCATCGCGGGTGAAGTCTATCCGTGCAAGCCGCATATCTTCGAGGAAACCTATGAACGCGTCTGACCATCGCACCGAAGATGAGGTGGCGCCTGACTGCGAAGAGGCAGGAGGCGAGCACGCGTGGGAAAGGCAGGACTACGACCCTTCCGTTGGTCTGTTCGGCGGACGTGTATGTGTGACCTGTGGCAAAACCGACGAGGATAGGTGCGACGATGAAATCGACTTCTGAGCCGCTCTCATCGGAGACGCGAGCCGAGAAAGGGAAAACAGGACGGCCTGTTGGACGCCCGAGCCGCCTACTTGACTGGCAGGCTTCATATATACATAGAGCATGGAAGATCAGACGTGCTCTGAGTAACAAATCGATTGCCAAAACCCTCGGGATATCAGTGTCCGCAGTAAAGCACCATACAAACAACCTCTCGCGCAACAAGTACCGGGCGCGCATTTACAGGGAGTCAGCTACCTACCGGCAGAAGGCCAACGAACGGCAGCGCCGCAGAAGAGAGATGGCTAGAAAGCTTGGAGCGAGTCATGTCGGATAAAAACATCGCGGAAACCTCAAATCCGAAGCTCCAAACGAGATTGCGGGAGATCGCGGAGAGCCTGCTTTGTCGTGGCGGGACCGGGCACTACTGCCCCAACTGCGACAACACCACTTTCGACGCTGCCATGAGCCTCAAGCTACTCGCTGATCAAATAGGACTCCAGTCCGAGACGCCCGATGCTCTTGCTGAGGTCCTCGCTTGCTTGGAACCGAAAGAGCCCGGGTGGCATAGCGTCCATGTCATCGAAGGCAAGGGCGAGCGCTTCTGGAACGCCCTATCTGATGCATTCGCCAACAGACAGAACGCTCAGAAAGCCGTATGTGAACATGACAAACCTATCGGATCTTACTGTGGAGACTGCCCCAGTGACATCGCAGAACGATGAGAAGGTAATCGAGTTGCGGAAAAACTATGGGACCAAAGAGCATCCATGCTACGTCCCGCCTCCGCCGGACCCGAAGCCAGAGATCCCTGAAGGGGCTGAGCCTCTAGACGATAAGTAGGGACGAGTAACTGTGAAACCCAAAGAGCTGGCAGTGATTCGAACGCGCGCCATATCTGAGTCGGATAAGGGAGAATGGGATTCTGCTCATGCGGATCGCGTTGCCCTACTCGCGTATATCGATCAGATCCGACTACCTGACACAGTTACCTGCTCGCACGCGAAGCTAACGCCATTTGTCAGCGCGCGAGAGCCCCGCTTCTGCCTGAAGTGCGGGAAGAAATCTGGGCCATCGGTGAACGGGTGAGCGTGTATGGCTATTAAGATCATGGGCAGCTACTTCCTCATTATCCACTTCCCCGGTGGCCCACTGATCATGCGCACGGAAGACGATACGCCAGATCCTCCCATCGCGCTGTTCAAGACGCTGGAGGAGGCCCGTACAACGGCGATGCGCAGCCGTGCCTGTATTGCCTATGGGTGGGAAGCCTTTCAAGTTGGCAGCGGCGAGGAATGATGCGACTACATATGAGCGAGGGAGAACAACAGTGACGAAACTCCAGACAAATTGCATCACAGTTCTGAATCGGCTCGCCAAGATGTGCGAGGACGACGAGGACTTCGCAAATGCATTGAGCAGCGATCTGGACACGATGTTGAACGAGATTCAGTCGCAGGATGGATTCGGCACCGAGGCTCAATGTGACCCGCGTGGCGACTTCCGTAACGGTCGCTGGAGCATGAAGAAGATAGAACCCGCTCAGGGCAAGGAATCAGGTCAGTGACCACTTACTGGAGTTACAACGCCGACACGAGCCGCACCACGATCTACAATCGTGATGAACACAATACGCCCGTGTTCGAGACGTTCAAGTTCAACTTCGAACAGGCGCTGCACCTGTCGCAGGCGTTCGACAAACTCTATGAGCAGGGAGTCGAGCATGGCCGTGAGCAAGTAGCCGCGGCTGTGCGAGACGCTCTACAGCACGGAGCGGCTCAAAATGACTGATACCGAACGCCTGGACTTCCTTGAGCGTTGGGTAGCCAGTTCGCGCGCACGTGGTTACAAGTGGGATACGTTCACGTTCAACATGGAAGGCAAAACGGTGCGCGAACAGCTCGACGAGCAGATGAAGGCCGGCATGGTCGAACTTGAGAAGCGATCCGGGACCGGCTTCCCTGCGTCACAGTCTACATCCGCCGAAGGTACAAAATGACAAACGCAGAACTCGGCAAGTACCTGGCACGCGAGTTGTTCAAGCTGGGAAGCGAGCACCAGGGTCCCTGCACGCGCATCCAGTTCATGAGCGGTAACTCACGTGATGGTACAGAGCGCGGGCAAGGCGGTTTTGCCGAGGCTCCTCTTGCGGGATTCCTGACTCAGCTTCTCGATCAAGCGAAACATCCCAATGGAGGCGAGCAACGATGAGCGCTGTTCAATATGCTCTTTACACAGAGCAGTTGAAGACTTGCCTGCGCGATCTAATCGCGATTGGTGGCCCCAAACACTTCTGGTGGGGTCCGACGTGGAAGAAGCGAGTAGCGCGGGCTGAGAAGCTGTTGCGTCAATTTCAGTTATCGGACAGCGCAGACGTGCCACATGACAAATGAACGCCTCATAGAGATCGTGCGCCTCCTTGAGCTACGTTTGGTCAACGACGAATGTAACCTCGTGATCGCCACGAAATTCTTGATGGATGGCACGATAGAACGTGAGTACACCGATAGGGAATTCATCATCGAGACCAGATATGGGAAACCAGATGTACTGGCCCTGTTCAAGGAGCTCGCTGAAGCCGGGTTGGTTACGGACTACACACCGAACGCTCCAACCGTGTCCGAAGCTCAGAAGGGAGGTGATGCTGTTTGACCATGGGAAGTTCGAGACTGATCATGCTGCTCCTCCTCTGGACCAGTTTTGAGCCCGGGGTGCCGCATCCGGTGAAAACACGCAAATTGTGAATTACGTGTGTACATTATCGAATTAGGTGTGTATAGTGTTTCCGAACTCAGGAGACACCGATGGCACCAGCAGGCAGACCGAAACAAGGCAAAGAGAAGAAGCGGCGTGTGAACCTCATGCTCGAACCAGCGACATACGAGTACTTGCGGAAGGTGGGCGACGGGAACGCGAGCGCGGGCATCGGCCTAATCGTGGTGCAACATATGGCGCGAACGGTTCTGAGGGAGCTGAAGAAGCCGACACGTCGCGCGTCCAACCAATGAGCACCACTACTGTAAAACTTGATGACCTGTTTTGCGATGCGGACGGTGTATGGAAGGTTATCTCGCTTCCGCCGCCGGGACAGGTCGAGCTGCAGTGTCAAAACACTGGCGGTGAATGGCGTAACGCCATAATTCGGTACCCTGCGCACATTGTTCGAAACTGGGAAAGAGTCGCGCACCAACTAGGAGCAAGTCATGAGGGATAAAGACGCCGAGCACTCCAAGATGTTGGCGGCTCTTCAGGAAATCGCGCGGCTAAGCAACGAGTTCAATCCCGAGCGCAACGCCTATGCGGCGCGGCTGGAGCAGATTGCTAGGGACGCGATTCCTAGTAACGACATCGGTTAACTCAGGAGTATCTCAGTGATATACGTTCCAATCTGGGCTGACATCGATGGCTACTGGGGTCCTGTCAGCTATGCAGCCACGACAATCACTTACGTCAGGATGCTCGGATGACAAAGGAGCGGTTACGCGCCGAGATTCGCCGGATTCTGGATGAGTGCTCGCTAGACGAGATTCGAGGCGCTTTCAAGAGTCTTTGGGAAACCACAG